ACCTCGTTAATCTTATCACCGTTCTGATTGTGCAGAGGAAAGTAATAAGAACACTCACCTGCAATATATGATGCTTTGGAGCGAACATCAACAACTACAGTAGCATTCAGACGGTCAATAATGCCATTGCGAGCATCATAATTGTCTCGGGCAAGTTTGGATGCCAGGTTGATGCTATCTTGAATGCGGTCAGTGTTATCTTGAATCATTTGGTTGGTGTTCATACTACTGGTACACTTTAGAGGATCCAAGTTAGTAACACTCTCAGTCATTGACACTTTCTAACAACATCTCCAGGGTGTCATTATCATACAATTCTTCAATCTCAGAGATAAGTTCTTTCTCGCTGTATTTGTTAAACTCAGCAACAAGACTATCATATGCAAATTGGACTAAAGTATCCATATCCATACCATCAATCACATAGTTGGCATAGTTATCAATTAGAGTCGAAAGTTGTTCGTTAGTGAGTGTCATTTTGTTTGTAGGATTAGGAAGGGAAATCATCAGTAATCAATCAACGACAGAGTAACAAGCAACCCAGGAAGGAATGCCACTTAGAGATAGAGAACCGTTGCGAGCATCGCAATAATCTTGTGCATCATCTTCGGAGTAGAAAGGTCCAATATACTCGGGAGAATCAAGTGCTTCAGACCAGAATCGGACGGTGTAAGTTGTGCTCATACTACTAGGACACTTTAGAGGATCCAAGTTACTATCAGTCAAATCGTGAGGAAGTCCAACCATCAGAGAATCCTTCATAATGTCTCACAGAGCTGCTAATCTGCTCTTCAGTGAGTGCAAATTGAACCCATTTGCCGTTATCGTATATTTCATAACGAAACCACCCGTGTTCATTAGAGGGAGTGATTTGATAGGTTTTGTTTGTATCAGGAGAGGTAAATGTCATTTCACAGACCATTGATAAAGTCAGCAAGAGCGTCTTTGTATTCAGTTTCAGTCTGGAAAGTACGACCGTAGATAGTACGGGGATAGGTTACATTCTGTCGTCCAGCATCAGCAACCATACGGCAGTCTTGTTCATCATAACCCATTTCAATCAGGGTTTGAACGTAGGGGTTTGAGTTAGTCTTCATACTACTGGGACACTTTAGAGGATCCAAGTTACTGTTCAGAACAGGTTGCGTCCAAATTGTCCACACAGATAGAATGCCATTCCTTTATTGTTCAGAGTCACACCTGCAAATGTCAATGGAGTATAATCATTACGCTTGGTTTTAGATGCTTTGGTGCGAATCTGCAGCAGACCATTGGGACCAGTAATCGTGTGCGATGGTTTACCCTTACGATTCACAAATCCTAGTTGGTCAAGTTCAACACCTTGCTCAAATGCAGTGCGAATCTGCTCACTAATGAACTCGTAATCCTCACGCAGTTCCTGATAGTGTTCAGGATGAGTTTCCTCATTCAGAATCGCACAACCCAGATATTTGTTGTTACGGTTGAAACCAACATACAGAGTTTGTTGTAGTTTCTGTCCTACCTTGCTATCATCAAAAGACACAGAATCTTCGATGATTTCAGACAAACAGTGCTTCAATTGTGTTGCTGCAATAGTTTGCCCAACAGTGAAAGTCTTAATCTCTCCATCCTCAAGATCTTTGAGGTCAGACGAGTTAGGAACTCCGAGGACAGTTTCTAACAGTTGACCGCGAGCACCTTTGTTCTTGCCAGGTGCATCAATCTTGTCAAAGTCAGTTACTTTCAGTGTGCCATAAACCTGAACCGTGGTAAGTTTGCTCATTGTGGTTAGTGCTTATAATTGTGGAACACTTTAGAGGATCCAAGTTTCTATCACAGAAACTTTGCATTTACTCCGATTACTTTTGCTGTAGGATTTCGTGCTGTTGCGGTCTCCCTTGCCGCTTTAGGGTCGTTGGCATATACTTCCTCCTTAAAGACTTTGCCACCGACATATAGTTGAACTTCGTATTTCATTTGATGTTCAGGTAGGGTTGATTGTAAATCATATGGTCAAGAATTATGCCAATCTTCTGGCGATAAGTCTCATCATAGTTCTTGGAACATTCTTCATATGCCTCGTAGAGTTTGATATAAAGAGTGTCCCAATGTTGGCGACTGATAGTGTTAGTCATCGTTAGGATTAACTTCTTTGAGAACTTGAGTGAATAAATCTATTGCTGCTTGATTACAGTTGTCCTCTTTGAGTCGATAGATGTAGAACTCTAATGCTTCAGTGAGTGCCTCTTGTTTGAGTTCTTCCCAAGTTGGATTAGTCATACTAATTGAAGTTCTTGTGCAGGTTGAACAGAATAGGTGAATCGTTTGGCAGTGATTGATACTTTGTTGGCAGGTGCTCCAAGTTCATCAACAACATCCCAAAAATCTTCACCTTCTTCAATTACAACATAACCGAAAGTTCCAAGATTTGAGAGTTGCTTACGACCACATTGTTTTGCATCATTTAGATTGCCAAATCGTTCCTTACGGTTCCACCAACCCGTGCGGGCAATGTCATCAGAAGGACCGAAAGAGATTGTGATAAAGTCAGACATAATCAGGCAGGAAGGATACAGAAAGTTCCACAGAAACCGCGAACCCATTGTAGAGTTTCGTGATAAGATGTGCGAGGGTTGCTCATCTCCATTGTAGAACCGTTGCGAGGATTGTGTGCAACAGCAACATATTTGTTGCCGCAATCAGCATTACCAATTTGCTCAATCCACATTTGATTGACTTTACCTTCCTTCCAATTCGTGTGGTAGGAGTAGACTTCGGAAACGATGGTGTTGTTCATACTACTAGGACACTTTAGAGGATCCAAGTTACTAACCCCTACCAAGTGCCACGCTGAACATGAATCTTGCGAATCTCAGTGTAAAGAAACTGTTTCAATTTCTTGTCTTCAGTATTATCAAAAGCATAATGAAGTCGTGCCAGATATTCATCAGGTGTGGCACATTTGATAGTCTCTTTGTTACTCATTCCAATCTCATTGAGTGAAGAACCTGCCTTAACTTTGCTTTTTCCCCAATTTCCAGTTACACGACCTTCTGTGCGAAGTTTAGGTTTAATCTTGGAGAGGTTAGAGTAAGTCATTTCAGTTACCTTCAGAGATTTGATTTACAATGTTACGGGCAAACTTCATAAAATCATAGGCAGTCACACCGCCTTTGTAGTTGTCAACAGTATAACCATCAAGAACATCAGATTGATTGTAGGTATTGACAATCAGCAGACAAGCATCATAAAGTGCTGCAAGATGCTCCTCTTTAGTGTGAAACTGAATTGCATTGTAGGATGGGAGAGTCATAATCAGTTTGCAGGTTCAGTAATCCAAATTGCACGATCAGTTCCCATAGTAAACTGATTGTCCCAGATGAAATGAGTTGCCTGTTGATTGCTCATTTGCAACTCACTCATCAGAAAGTTGAGTGCCTCTTTGAAAGTTTGGAAGCGATGTGTTTTCCTCATACTACTGAGACACTTTAGAGGATCCAAGTAAGCATTACCAACTCTTGGCAGCAGTAAAGTTTGCGTGAGAGAATGTCTCGCGGTCAACTACTTTATAGGTGCCAAACTTATTGGTGATGACATAACCCTCGTGAAAGGATTGCACATCCCACAGATAACATTCAATCTCATCCTCTTCGTGAATGAACAGGAACAAATCTGCTTTAATAGATGCAACCAACTTCCACAAACGAATCAGGTTCTTATCACAATCACATTTTTCTGCAATTTCATCCTCACAGATGACCCGTTGCTCCCTGATGCAGGAGTTAATCTCTTTTTTGATTTGTGTTGCCTTCTTATCGCTCACAAACTCGCATAGGGTGCTCATTTGCTTGGCAAACTTACACACATCCTCCAAATCCTCACGATAAGGGCTCAACGATGCTTCAGGTTGCACCCACTTCACATTCTCACAGTCAGGGACATCTGCACCAAACGATGCAACACACTCCCGCAGATTAGGACCAGAATAGGTAGTGTGAGGGGCAAAGACAATTGCCTCTTCTACTACACTAGGAAACTTGTAAGTGATAGTGTTGGGGCAATAAGTATCGTTCCCACCGTATCCGATGAAGTCACCTTGTATGATACCACCAATTCGGGGCAGATTGTCGAAGCAGGCAATAAGAATCTCTGCAACGCGAACAGTGTCACCGTGATTACGCAATATGTCTTCAATACTATAATTAACCTTGATTTTTTTCTTGTTGAACACAGACTTGGTGCCCACAAAAAACTTACCAGTCTCAGGATCTGTGCCGAAGACTATAGCAGGACTTCCATCAATCTTGACGCTTACCGTACTATCAGACTCTACAAACCAGTCCAGAACAGTAAGATCACCCATAAGGATGCAGTCTTCAGGGTGCTCAAGGTGCTTATTTTGCATTGGTTTGGTGCTCATACTACAAGGACACTTTAGAGGATCCAAGTTAGAAACTCAAACCTCAACCAGTTTACGAAGACGATTGCGAATGTCAAAGAGTTCCATTTCATCTATATCTGCACTGTCCAAATCTACAGGTGCAAACTCTTCAAGATTCACATTACCATTTGAATTGATGGGAGCATAATACAACTCATCACCATCTTCTTGTGACAGAGTATAAACGCAACCGTGGTCAGGGTAAGTAACAAAAATCATTGGAGTTTCACGAACAAAGGTACAATAAAGGAGCACAAGCAAAAAAGCAAGTGCTCCTGTGCCAGTTTATCAAGCGGCACGACGCTTGGGTTTCTTTACTTCAGGCAGAGTATCTTCATTGACAAAGTTATACACTGCAGAGGTAGAACGATTCACAAACAGAAGAGTTTGGTTGATAAACTTGCGAACTTTATTGCTTCCATCGTTCTCATTGAAAGAGCGAATCAGGAACTGACTCACTGCAACAACAAATGCACAGATAGTAGCAACATTATAGACAAGAGTATCAAAGAACTTCCAGTAAAAAGTCATTCAGAGATGAGTGGTTATACTACTAGGACACTTTAGAGGATCCAAGTTGGCATCACACAGGAAGTTGTGCTTGTGAGGTACTTTTGGGAATAATTAGGTCTTCCATTATGATTTGTTTCGGAAGAAAGTTCCAGCAATAGTAACTGCTACTGAAGGTAATCTTATCGTTTGCTCTACCATCTGGACTATGAAACTTCATACGCTTATCAAACATCAGCAGTTGCAAATCCTTATCCTTAAACAACTGCTTAGGAGCACTATCATTCAACCAAGTGTTAGTCATAATGAGAGCAAATGGTTTCTCAAATGATAGTGCTCGCTCAAAGAACTTGCGTTTGTTTGTGAATGGTGGATTAGATACAATCATATCCCATTCAGGTGGTTCATAAGTGAAGAAATCCTGCCCCAAACTAATGTGAGAGTGGACTACACTATTCTGATATGAGATTTGCTTGACAAACTCACTCTCAGCAGTATCAAATGGACACCATACAGTAGCACCTTTGGGAATATATTTGAGAATGGGAGTTACACCATAAAACGGAGTGTAACATTCATCGTTGTTACCCTCCGAATACATTAGTTTTCCGCTGTCAAGTGTCATACGATACGAGTACCAAATTGATAGATTTCTTTCTTAGTTAGATTGCCAGAGAGGCGAGGATCCTTGTGCTTACCGTTAATCTTACGCCCCCAATCTTTCTCAAGTTTGGGAAGCAGAATCATCAACACATCATCACCAGTAAGTTTCCAGACTTCCACTACTTTACCACCATCATATCGGGCAATATAGTGATTGGAATACTTGCCAAGTTTTTCCTCAATCAGATAGCGTTCCTGTTCTTCCCAGGTATCTTGAACGCTGATACCATTATAAGTGCCATTGATAGATTCTGCAATAGTGGTCTTATACTCCAACTCTTCTTCATTATCATAGGCATCAGCACCAGAATAAGTTTCTGCTACTTTATGCCCAAGAATACCCGCAAGATGAATCTCTCTTGCACGGGCATAACTGAATGGATCTCCCCAACCTTGTTGCTCACAAAGTTGATACATTTCCTCAAATAGTTCTTGAAACTTTTGTTCGGGAGTCATCTAATAAACATATCTAAAGAAGAGACACTTTAGAGGATCCAAGTTGGCATCACACAGGAAGTTTGCCCATTGATACACCTTTCTTGTGGTCTGTGATATATTTGCGGGCAGAACTCTCAGTCCTACAAAGTTTATCAAGTTGCTGACCATTGTGAATGATGAGATACTGATTCCCGTAAGGAATTCCAGCATATGTATCTTTGAACATCGTGAATCCTTGTTTCATAGTTACACTTTCTAAAAAATCGTTGATTTGGTTGGCGTGGATGACCTGTGACACCTTTGCAGCAGAATTGCAAAAAAATTGGGTTTTTGCTCTAGTGGTGGAGAGCGTTCTCATTGAGTCTAGGGTGAGACTGGTGCTTTTCTGCTTTCCACCCCTTATACTTTCCGTAATTATAAAAAGGGGATGGATTGAGATTGTTTACTTTACACCATTCGGTGAGATTTGTCAATATAATCGTTTCTCCATTTGGCGAGGTTACTTTCCACTCTTGAGAGTGAGACTTCTTCAATTTTTCAATATGTCCGTGTGATAGTTTCTTTCCCTTTCTTGCTTTACTAATTTTTTCTCTTGTATCTTTATCGTGAGTTTTTCCACTCCATATCTTATTTCCCATCATTCTTTCACTTCTAGATAAACGAACTTGTGGAGTTGTAATGTATCCAGAAGCACCGCCAGTTCCACCCTCTGATAAGTTTTGAAGGATGCCTGTACCCAAATCTTTTCTACCAAATACACCAATCATATACATTTCGTGCTTAAAAGCATCGCATTCATTTTCAAATCTTTTTAGGATAAGTATCCTATCTTTAGGTGGCAGATTTATTCTATGATTGCGACAATATGCTCTTCTACCTGATCCTTTTCCAATGTAGTATGGTGTTCTATCTTCACGCAGATAAGCGTAAGTGTAATACATTTGTGTCCTGGCAAGACTATACTTATTTATCCATAATAGCATAAAAGTGGGACTTACGCAACTTAAATCAGCCAGGACACAAGTTGCTGCCCGTATTATGATTTAACGATTTACAGTAGAAATGCAGGGTTCACCTTTGGTGAAGATGGTGTCAACAACTGCTTGAACTTTACGAGCAGTAGAAATACCAGCAGAGGTATAAACTGGAACAACACAAAGAGCAAAAGACTTGGTATATTGATGTAATGCTCCAGGTTGAATCTTACCATCAGCAAGACCCTTTGCATCATCGTGATGTAACCTCACAATACGCCCAACAGATTGGGCAATGCCAATATAATCCATAGGACGCATAAAGATAACAGCATCAAGACCAGAAACTGAAATACCTTCACAAATAATAGAGTGATGGATAACAACAAACTTCTTGTCATTGTCCTTTCCCCAAGCATTTAGGACATCAAAGAACTGCTCTCGGTTGACTTTTTTGCCATCAATGATTGCTCCAGTCTTGCTCGTAATAACCATCCAGGAGTAACCACGATCCTCCAGTTCTTTGCAGAAGTTAGTCTCAGAAATCAGACCGATGATTTGCTTGGTAGTCTTAGCACAGATGAGTGCTTTGGTAACTTCATAATCATCAATGGTTTCCATCAGATTCTCTGCATCTCGGTCAAAGATTACCTGACGACCTTTAACCATAGGAAGTTGCTTTACTTCTACTTTAGGTGGAACAATATAACCACCACGAACCATCTCAGGACCAGAAACATTTGCAATGATTTGTCCATAAACTTCGCCCCAATTCATTCCAGGTTTGCCAACAACATTAGAGTTCTTGGGCGTGGCAGTATAGGAGTAGAATCGTTTTGCAGTCTTGGAGAAATACTCTACTGCAGGAAAAAAGTGCTTTTGCACACTATTATGTGCCTCATCCATATGAACAGTATCAATCACAATTCCTGCCTGCTGAAGACGAGAAAGAGAATGATAAGTGGTAAAGATAAGTTTATGAGAATCTTTGTTGCTCTCTACCCACTTGTAGATTTCATACGGACGAGTAGAAGATTCCCAATGAGTTTCTCCGCTATGGCAATGAAATATCTTTGCATTAGTGATAAACTCAAGGTATTCGTGAGAGAGTTGCTCTGCCAGAAGAATCCTGGGACTGACAATAACAATAGTCTTAGGAGTTCCTGATGCAAACTCACGAACAGTATCAGCAACACCAACTAGAGTTTTACCTGCACCTGTTACAGCACAAATAATACCTTTGTTATACTTTGCCATCGCAGCAACACCGCGTTCTTGATGGGGACGGAGTTGGATTTGCATTTGGTTGGTCATCATATTATAAGGACACTTTAGAGGATCCAAGTTACAGTCACTTTGCTTGAGTCTTCAGCGATTGAAGGTCTTTGATGACTTGTTGCATCGCAGAGCGAGAATATCCAGTCGCATAAGGATACCCTTCAATACCAGGATTGTTAGGAGCAGTATAGCACACATTCACTGCACTTTCAAGACCTTCAATTAGCCTTTCAAGTGCAGTTTCAGGGATTTTAATGTATTTCATCAGTTCAAGTGGTTTGGTATCTAAAGACTAAAATAGAGCACTTCTAGAGGCATCTAGGGTGCTCTGGTGACACTATATCAACTGCCAAACATCTCATCAAACAAAGAATCCATTTCACCGATTTCACATTGTCGGTCAATCAGGTTACGCATCTGAACGAGTGCATCTTGTTGCATCCGCAGTTTCATAATCTGGTCGCCAATGTAATGAAGTTTGTTGTTAATTTCCACACGGTCCAAACCATTAACTGCAGTGACAGTATGTTCAATGCCGTTAATGATTTGCGGTTTGTCAGTAACAGTGAATGTCATTTAGTGCTCAGTGCTTATACTACTGAGACACTTTAGAGGATCCAAGTAGGTATCAGCGAGAAGTGTAGCGATGCTTTAATTGCTTTTCAGATGTCTTGCCTGTTGATTTAAGAACCAAATCTCTCAGTTTTGCTTCACCTTGTCTGGTTACTTTCAGTCTTTCTTGTCTGCTTAAACCAGATGCTTTTGCTGGTTTGTAATCAGGACTTACAGATTTTTCTGCTTTCTTGGTTGAAAGTAATTTTGATGCAGTCTTTGCTACTTCTTTTGCTTTAGGTTTAGATGCTGCAGGTGTTTCTCCACCACCTTTCTTTGCAGCAATTCTTGCTAATGCTGCTTTCTTTCTTTCTTCTTTTGCTGCAGCTGCTGCTTTTGCTTTTACATCAGCACTTCCACGCTCTTGAGTTGGTTGCTGAACTCTTGTGGATGCTTGTCTTTGAGTGCCAATATCTTTGCGGGGTTTGTATTCTTTTGCTGGTTCAGTTTTACCACCACCAACTGCCTTTACACGACGCCTTTCAGGAGCAGACTTTTTGCGTTCAGCACCGATACGACCGCCTTCACCAGTTCTTCTAATTTGAGAAGAACCCATAACCTCCTTATCGTATGCTTCGGCAATAAACTCCTGAAAGGTTTTCATCTGTACTCAAAAACTACTTTGAGTTATTTATCAGTCAGCATCATCTACCAGGAGACCCAGTGCTTTATCTGCTGCTGCTTTAGAACCTTTGAACACTAGATTGTTGTCATAGAAGTAACGAACACGCTCACGACGAGCAGCAATCAAAATATCATATTGCTCTTGTTGTGATGCAGTGAACTTGAAATCTTGCTTACGCCAAGCATCTTTCAGTTCGTTGAGATGAGGCAGGACATTTACAGTTTGAGTCATAATCAGTAATCGTAGTTAGAGTTCAGATAGTTGTTGAAGGATTTTGAATTATCTTCCTCTTCAAAGAGACCTTCACTCATCTCTTCAACAAAGTCAAAGGAAGAAAACTCTTCTACCGAAAGGTCATCAAAGTCGTCCATTTGAGTTTGAGTGCTTACATTACTAGAACACTTTAGAGGATCCAAGTAAGTATCAACGACTCATAATTGCTTTCATTCTTGCTTTCTTTGCTGCTAATTGTGCTCCTGCTTCGTGCTCCATTTCTCCGTGTGCCTGACGGATTTGCATACCTTTCCAACGAGCAGATTGTCTTGCAACTTGTTTGTTATACTCATTAGGTTGCATTGTTGGATGCTGCTCTGTCTGTAATTCTTTTTTAATTTCACTCTTTAACTGTTCGCGGTCTCTTTGCCTTGCAACTCTCTCTTTCTGTGCATTTGCTGATGCAGTAGATCTTTCCTTAAATGCAGTAACATTATCTCTTTGTCTTTGTGCAAGTTGCTGCCTTCTTGCTTCCAAATCTTCAGAGACTTTAACTTTCTTTTCTGCTTTCTTGATTGCTTTACCACCAATTCCACCTTGCTTATCAAGCATCTTGGTTATTTTCTTTGCAGACTTGATTGGTTCTCTCTTTGGCTCATCATCTCTCTTGAGAGTATATGTTTTTACACCATCCTTTTCTTGATATGTGCCAGGAACTGCATAGGGGTGAGCATTTGGTTTCTTACCTTCACAAATACCATAAAACTCTCTAAATGTCAGCATCTTACTTATACTTTTTAGATATTTATTTCACAAGTATCTTTATATCCTTTGCACCTTGCTTTTCTATCACTTTACACCAGAACTCTGCATCATCAATCGTAAGCAAAGTTGCGGTTTGCTTTGAGTAACCCTTCTTTTTGGGGTGGAGATACTGTACCAGGTACTTCATAAGGATTTTCAATAAAGATTTCAATTTGAGTTTTATCATTCCAGTGTCTAATTACACCTGCAACAATGAAGCAGTTTGTAATCAAATAAGTAGCAAAAATCACGGTGCGAATGACTGCAACCGTGTCGCTTTCTTTATCACATTTAGATGCTTTCTCTCCGATGGACTTTGCCCACCATCGCCACCAGTTTTTACTCTTTTTCATTTTCCATCTGCTAATACAACATTCTTAAAATCAGATTGATAGACAACTACGCGAACATCTTGTGAACGATGAGGACCTTTACTGACAAGAATTGAAATAGATTGCTCATTAGCAAATGCAACTACTCCAGAAATAGTTTTGTAAATGACTTCAGTTCCTTCGGTAAAAATCATACAAAAAATGCCTCGTTGTTTTAAGGTTTGTGAGTTATTTGTTTAGGGCACTCCATTTATTTACAGATGGGCGTCCAAGTTTCCATCCATCACCAGGACACTTTTTTGATAATGTGGTTTCTTCTCCGTTGTACCACCACTTTTTGCCTGTTTGTAATGGTGGTTTGATATTTTTTTCCTTAATTGTTTTGCTAATCTTTTTAGAATATTGTTCGGTATAAATGTGTTTTCTTCCTTCATTTAAAGCGTTTAGATGTTCTTTAGTGCGGATGATATTAACACTTCCTTCTCCACCATCAGTAAGATTTCTCAAAATACCAGTTCCCAAATCCTTTCTTCCATAGAGACTTATCATATAGATTTCGTGTTTGAAAGCATCTTCTTCATTATCAAAAGTTTTGAGGATTAATCTTCTATCTCTTGGTGGAATATGAATAGTTCTTTTTTTATCATTTATTCTATATCCAGTTCCTTTACCAATATAATAAGGAGTTCTATCCTCTCGTAAATATGCGTAAGTATAATACATTTGTGCCTTGGCGAGACATATTTATTTATTATACCATATTGAAGGGGACTTACACAACTATAATCCGCCAAGACACAAGTTGCCGCCCCTTTGTTTACATAAATGCTGCTTCTAATGGAGTTATATTCAGAGGCATCGCTGTATAAGGAGTTGTTTTGATAAACTCAACTTTTTTTCCAATAGTTTTACTATTTACAGGACTATAGAACTCACACTTTTTATATGACCAGAACCCCCAGATGGTACGGGTAGGTTTTCCATTATTGTAATCAAACTGGCGGTGGCAACGCAACCAAACACAAAACACATTACGTTTGAACTCTTCAACCTCATAAGAATATCCTTCAGGTGCTTTATGCTTGAACTTGGGAATAATATCAATGGAGAGTTTCATCAGCAGTCATAATCACGCTCGGTAGACAACAGACTAATCATAGTTTTCAGTTTAGCAATCTCTTGCTCTTGCTCTTCAATTTTAGACTGAAGACGTTGGATTTGTGCTTGATACTGTTCTTTCAAATCAAAAAGCATTTTGTTTGAGTGTGCAACGTTGTGT